TCGCTTGCTGGTAAGGGGTGAACCTGCTACATCGGGCCGTGCGGAGCCTAACGGCGGATCATCCTCGTCGAGTTGACTTGTAGGGCCTGCCTGCTCTACAGGTTGTGAGTCTACACCCACAATTGCTCCTGCGATTAAGGCTAGGCGTTCTTCTGCTATTTCTGCCCGGTCACCCATTTCTTTGGCGACTGCTGACATTGCTGCGAATTCTCCGTAACGGTGCATTTCTATTGCACGGGCTGGTGCAACCATGCGAGCTAGTTCAAGCGCACAGTCGGCACAGATGTAGAGACGGGTGTTTGCTGACGGGTTTGCGTCGTCGGGACTGTTGTGTCCGTCTAGGTCTAGTTCCATGTCAATGATCGGCTTGGCGACCCCTCGACAGATCCAACAGCAACCTGGCAGATAATTGTAGTTGTCAACGATTCTCATTACCATCTCCGCTTTTTTGTTTTGTCCAACTTCTCCATGAACCTTTGTACTCTACCCTCAGCATCATATGTGGCGTGTTTATGTTTGCGGGTGATTTCATTGTACGGACGGCAGGCTAGCAGATATCGGAGTGCGTCTACTGCATGGTCTTCGTCGTCGGTGTCTACGTCTTCCACTTTGGTTTTGTCGTGGCGCATCGCGGGCAGGGTGCGGAGCAGATGCTCGCAAGTAGAGAAAATTTTTAATTTTGGCTCATCGTTGATAACGCCTGGTTGCAGGTAGCGGTGGACGTTTTGCCATCCTGAGATACGGGCGTTTTTGGCTCGGCTGGTGGAGACTCCTAGTGAGTTGTATACGCCTGCGACGGTTTGCCCTAAGCCTTGGACGTTGCTGTATGTGGATGGGTCAATAACGGTGGCGGTGATGCGTTCGTTTTTGCCGTCGCTGGTTTTGGACATTTCTTTGATTTGCATGGCTTGTTGTGCTGCTGTCAGGTTTTTTTGGTATGCCTCTCGGTAGACGTAGCAGGTTCCGTCGGCTGGATCCCATGCTCCCCATAGGCAGCAGTAGGGGTTTGCTGTTCCGAAGTCGATTCCTCGGTAGCGTGGCCATTCTGCTGGGATTTCAAATGGTGGTATGACGTGGGTTTCTCTGTTGAATTCGGAAAAGTATTGCCCGGTGAAGGTGTCCCAGTCGCCTAACAGTTTTTGTTTGCGTTCTGTTTCGGGGAGCATGGATAGGTGTTTGCGGTATGTGGGGTCAATGTGGGGGTTGTCGTCCACGGTTGACGGTACGAACGCGACGATGAGGTGGTCGGTGGGGTCGTGGGGTATTTCTAGTTTGTCGATCTCTGTTGGGTCGTCGGGGAGTTCGACTCGGCGCACAATGTCAGGATTCTCAAATCCTTCTCGTACGTCGTAGACAACAGCGTATTTGCCGTGTTGGGTGGGTTGTACCAGCATTTTGTATAGGAATGTGTGTCCACGGTCGCCAGGGTTCGTTGCAAACATAACGTGGGTTCTTACGCCTAATGCAGTCATTTTTCGGCTGGTTCGGAGTCGGCCCGACATCATGAGCATTTGGTAGGGGGTGAATTGGGTTGCTTCGTCAAAACCGATGAAGTCGTACTCGGCAGACATATATTGTCCAACATCTTCGTCGCGGGCGCAGAATCCGTATTCAATAACTGATCCGTTGCCGTACCACCAGGCTTTGACGTTGTCAATGGATCGTAGGGCTGCATCCACGTTTAGTTGGGCGTATCGGACTTGGGATCGGATGATGAGTGATCGGCGTAGTTCGGGGAGTGCGGTTCGCACTAGGAGTGTGCGATGACCGGGATATTTCTCTGATAGTTCGTGGGCGTGGTAGGCGAGTAGTTCGGATTTGCCACCACCAGCTGCACCACCATAAAGAAGCCAGTCAACTTTCTTTACTAGGGCGTGAGCTTTCTCTTGGCGTTTGTTGCCTGTGAGTTTCCATGCTTGTAGGTCAATCTCTAGTAGGCGTAGGTATTCGTCTTGTTCTGACCCTGTGAGTTGACCGAATTCGTCATCGGATAGGAAGTTCATTTGGTTTCAATACCGTACTCGTACCTGTCGTCGTCTGAGGTGCGCCACTTATCTGCGTCTTCGACATCCCATAGGCGAGTGTTGATAAGTCTTTGGATGAGGGTTCCGTCTTTGGTGGTGAACGACGGGTCAAACAGTCTGACTCTGTTGTTTGGTTGGATGGCGTAGTTGCCGTCGTCTCTGAGGATTACATGGCCACATTTGTGTTGACCGGGGTTTTCGCTGAACCCTACGTTGATTGTGTTGGCTTCGGGGGAATGCCAGTCAAGAGTAAACAGGTATTTGCCGTTAACAAATTCGCCTGATCGAGCAACATAGGTCATTCGCATATGGCGCATCGCTTCAAACTCTGTAACAGAGATTTGTGAACTAAACGAGTTCCAAAGCACTAGGTCGTGAATATCTACTTCGGGTACGCCTGGTTCGGCACAGAACGCTGATATGGGCATTCTCCACCAAACACCACCGTCTTCCATTAGGAAGTGGAATAACGGCGACCGACCTTGCATTGAGGCCACACCAAAGATCATGCATGGGAAGTATTGGTCGTGTGAGTCAACCTGGTTGCGTAGATAGTTGCCTCGTACATAACATTCGATTGCAGGTATGTTGGCGTTTAATTCAGGCATTTCCGTCCCCTATTGCTCGCAGACCAGCCTCGACACGGGCTTTCGCTTCTGATCTTAACTCTTCTAAGCGCGACAGACGGTCTTCGGGATTCCCGGTACGGTTCTCGTTAATCGTTGTTGCCTGGCCTGACTCCAACCTAAGGATGTCATACCAAATCTTCGCCACCTTAGTAGCTTCTTCGGCAGACTTAATCTCCCATTCGTTGCTTACCAGGCGTAAACCGAGGTCAACAATGATGGATTGAGCCAATTTGGGCAGTATTTCCCGTGATGCGACCCCTGAAGCGAGCAGATCTTGCCCCAACACCTTTAATTGTTCGGCAGACTTGCGTCGTTCTTCTTTTTCCAACACCTTTTTGACCCGAACTTCTTCAATGTCGGCTGCACGGTGCGCTCTTTTGGCTTGTTGAGCCTCGCCTTTAGAAATAATTACGATCTCATCCATGTCTTCGACCACACGAGTTGACTTAGCCTGGGTAGGGCGGCGACCTTTGATGCCTTCAAGGATGTCATCTGCGTCATCAAACGCTTTTCTCATTGTCATATCAAGTCTTTGCCTGATGTCAGATCATGAAGGGTGGCCCAAATCTGCATTGCAAGCGAACCAACCGACTGCGTAGCAACCATTTCGCCTGCTGTCAACGAGTTTACGTCATAAGAACGCTCCGCAAGCTCGACAATGTGCGCTGCCGCACAGAAAGCTGCCTTACACATATCAGGTGTTAGGAAGATCCCGGCGGACTCCAACGCGAATCGGGCTTGAGCAACCAAAGCGTCGTTACCTAATCTTGTAACAGTTCGCATCAAATCATCAACAGTTGCCATATCTTCTCCCAAATAAACTTTGTCCTGTTACAAAAACTGACACTATCACCATACAGCCCCATGGTATTGTCATGTCACCGAACTTACGAAGCTGGTCATGTCGGGATGACACACCAGCGGAACTCGCCCGTAGTAAGCCTGTCTAACCAGGAGCGTAGGGAAACGTGACCTGAAAGGGGGTTCGGATCCCATGCATAGAGTCAAGCCGACAGTCGAATCGGATGCCAGCTAGTAAGCCGTGGGTAGGTAGTTAAATAATGAAACGAGTGAACATCGTTAAGGTTCGGGTGTTGGTACGGTGTAGGGCCGCCAACGGTAGGGCATTGGGGCAGACCGAAAGGTCTGAGACGAAGTTAAAGTCACCGATGTGACAACACACGGATGACAACAACTCACTTCGACAGCCACGCTGGCGATGGTGAGGCGTTAGCCGCCAACGGCGGAACATCCCTTGACCTTCCAACGTCGAAGACGCCAAGCCCCCGGCAAGGACACCCTTTGAAAAAGGTCGAAAAATACGGGAGAGTGAATAGGGAGAGGGGGGTGGGGCCCCCCAGTGGGCGGTGGGTGGGGTCGGTCGGTTGTGGGCACGGCCACGAGGTAGCTGGTGGGGCATAACAGACTAGCGGTCTAGTCCCGTGGTCTAGGCGATGCGTCTAGTCTCACGGTCTAGGTACTCGGTCTAGCGCGTCGGTCTAGTCATGCCGTCTAGGACTTCGGTCTACTCGGGGAGCGTCGGGGTCTGCCGTCCTCGCTTCGCTCGGTTGGCACCAAGGCGGTGCGGTCAGCGTGCTTACCGACAGGGACGCGGTGGC